CCAGAAGGACGGCGGTTCGATCAAGCTGCGCGTACCTAACCAGTATGTGACCACCACAGGCGCCGCCTTGTCCGCGAACCTGGACACCGTAGAAGGGTCCGTGACGTTGACCCGCGGTACCCAGCGACACGTCGATACCAACTTCACCACCAATGAACTGACCCAGAGCCTCGACGACTTTTCGATGCGCATTCTGGAGCCGGCCATGGCCACCCTGGCCTCGGTTATCGATTACGATGCCATGTCCATGACGACCCAGGTGGGCAACTCTGTGGGCACCCCGGGCACCACTCCGGCCACTGCTCTGGTGTTGCTGCAAGCCGGTGCCAAGATGTCCAACTTCGGTACTCCCCGGAGCCAGCGGTATCTGGGCGTGAGCCCGGCAGCCAACGCCGCCCTGGTGAACGGCTTGGCGGGTCTGTTCAACTCGGCGGACAAGATCGGCTCACAGTACAAGCTGGGCACCCTGGGTCTCAACACTCTGGGCTTCAGCGAGATCTTCGAGTCGCAAAGCGTTCGCACCCATACCACGGGTTCTGACGCGGCCAATGCCTCTCTGGCGATTGACGAGCCTTCGGCTACCAACCTCGTCGAAGGTACCACGACGTTCGATGTGGACGCAGGTGGTGGCTCCAAGACCATTGCCAAGGGCGACGTGTTCACCATTGCCGGCGTGTATGCCGTTAATCCGGAGAACAAGCAATCCACGGGCGAACTGATGCAATTCGTTTGCACCGAGTTGGCAACGGACACTGCTGGCCAGTACACCGGGGTTAAGTTCCTGCCGGCTATCTATTCTGGTGCTTCCTACGGGTTGCAGAACGTCGCTGGAGCCACACTGGCTGCCGCGGGCGTGGTCAACAATGCCCTGCTGGACGTGGTGGGTGCGGCCTCGACCGGTTATCCCCAGAACATCGCCTACCATCGGGACGCCTTTGTCCTGGGTACCGCGGATCTGGAGATGCCGCAGGGCGTCCACTTCTCGGCCCGTGAAGTGCAGGATGACATTTCGATGCGCCTGGTTCGCCAGTACCGTATCGGCACCGATGACATCCCGTGCCGTATCGATGTCCTGTATGGGTACGTAGTCCATCGCATTCAGATGGCTTGCCGTATCTGGGGCTAACGTAGGTAACTGAGTCGGGGCCTGAAAGGGCCCCGGCCCATTTGAGAGGAGCAGGAACGCATGTCAAACCTTTTGCTTAGTAATATCGTGGCCATGGGCATCGTCACGATCACCTATGACGCCGCGAGCCAGGCGGCCAACGTTACCGATGAAGACACGGTAACGGTCCCGGGTCTCAAGGTCGGTGACTACGTGGCGCTTACCCAGCCCGCGCAAGTCGATGGTGTAGGCATTTGTGATTGCCGCGTAACGGCGGCCGATACCTTATCGATCACCTGGGTCAATCCGACAGCGGGAGCAGTCAACCCCGGCTCTGCCAGCTACACGCTGTTCTGGGCACGTCCGGACGGTACACGTAACTCCGTCAACGCCTGATGATCAGGATGCTCGATGACCGGATCCTGGTGGAACCCATCAGGAATCCGGATACCAACCCCGAGGGCGTGGTGTTCACCGGTGCCGCGAATACCACGTTCACTCAGGCCCCCGGTAAAGAGGAACAGGTCTGCATGGGGCGCGTGGTGTCCGTGGGACCGGGGAAACGCCATCCGAAGACTGGCCGGCGTAAGCCTATCGATCTGAACGAGGGGGATTACATTACTTTCTCGGACACTTGCCACCGTCCTGTTACCGATGATAAGGGCCAGAAGTTCCTTGTACTCCGGGAAGGGGACGTGATGACCTATTCCGAGATGCCGTACAATCAGTGTTTCGTTGTCTATCGTAATCGGGGCGCGTCAGTCCCCGCGTACTAAGGAGCTTGTATGCCTGCTAATTTGACAAACCAGCCGGTCACCCGGCACATGAATGAAAAATTCCTGGAAGATCCCAATCATCCGGAAGGAATGCCGTACTCCACCAGCCAGATACAGTCCCACATCGCCGCGGCCTCGGTGCTGTATATGTACCATCCGGATTTCCCGAAGGGGAGGATCGTCAACAAAGCCGAGGTCGAACCATTGCTTAAACAGGGATGGACAGAAGAGGCCATTACGCCGGAGAATCTTGCAAAAGCGAAGACAATTCCTCCGAAGTCTGAGCTTGAACTGCTGCGGGAAGAGTGCGTGAAGCGCGGGATCCCGTATGACAAGCGCATGGGGCATGCCTCCTTGCGTGAACTGATCGATGCGCACGAGCGCATGAGCACCTAAATGACGACAGCCACAACCCTTATTGGCGATGCCATGAAGAGCCTAGGGGTTCTGGCTGCCGGGCAATCACCCTCATCCAGCGATCTCTCGGACTGTCTACGCCGGCTGAATAATATGCTGGCATCGTGGTCCAACAGTACCCTGCTGGTGCCCTTCCGAACCTCGATATCCAAGACACTGACCGGGGCGTCGAGTTACACCATCGGTTCCGGAGGGGATATCGACACGACCCGGCCGACGGCTATCAGTTCAGCGTACACGCGCCTGAATGGCATCGACTACCCGGTACGGGTATCCCGCGATCGAGCGGAATATGATCGCATTTGCCAGAAGGCCCTGATCGACTGGCCAGGGTTCCTCTACTATGAGCCCACGGTGCCCCTCGGCACGCTGTATGTGTGGCCGGTAGGGGATGCCACCTACACGCTTTACCTGACGGTTCAGGGGCAGCTTACCGCGTTCCCAGACGCCACGACGGACGTGGACCTGGCACCCGGGTATGACCTCATGATCCACAGCAACCTGGCTCTACAGATCGCGCCAATGTATGAGACTCAGGCAAGTTCCGAACTCACCAAAACGGCGCGCGATAGTATGACGCAGATCAAGAGGATCAACCGGCAGTCACCGGTCATGGAGTATGACCAGGCTATCCCGGGCGCAGTCGGGGGCTACAATATCGAGGTTGGGTAATGGGTCAGCGCGGCACCCCTTTAAGAATCCCCTTAACTGTCGATCTTCATATCGAGGCGTTTTCGGGCGGTGTCGTTACCCGGATGAACTCCGGCGCCACGAATGTCGTGTTTGATCAGTACGGGGATGGGACGTGGTATGTGACCCAGCGCCCCGGGGTCAATCAGCTCGAAGATGCCAGCGCCACAACGTCGGATGCTCGTGGTCGCGGGGCCTATTTCTGGGATACCGTCAGCCAGAAGTACATCGTCAACAATGACACGGTGTACAAGAGCGGCTATTCCGGCACCCCCATGACGATCTCCGAGGGCATTGATCGGGTTTTCATCGGGCAATGTAGCAACTACCTCGTAATTATCGACACCGAGAATAATGAGGGATGGCTGATCGATAGCGCCTCTTCTACCACAGCCACCAAGCTCACTGTGGCCAACTTCGCCGCGAGCGGGGCTTTTCCGCCGAACCAGACTCCCGCCCTTACGCTTTGCCGAGGCGGTTGCGTGTTGAATGGTAAGGTCTATGTGATGACCACAGCCGGGGATATCTACGAATCTGATGTCGATGACCCCACGACCTGGCAGGCCCTCAGCTTCCGCAACGCCGAGCTTGAACCCGACAATGGTGTATACCTCACCAAGCATCACGAGAACGTGGTGGCCTTCGGAACCCGGTCCCTTGAGTTCTTTCAGGATGCGGGGAACCCGACAGGTTCGACATTAAACCCGCGGCTGGACGTGTCCTATGAGGTAGGCTGCATCGACGGTGATGTGGTGTGGACGATCGGTGATCGGCTGTATTTCGTGGGCCAGGACGCCTCCGGATCCGTGGGGGTGTACACCCTGAACAACTTCACCCTGGAGAAGATTTCCGGGGAGGATCTGGACACCTTCCTCACCAGCGCCGTGACGACGGATATGATGACCGTAACCGCTTCGGGCATGGTCAGCGGGGGAAGGGAATACTTCGTTTTGACCCTATCCAACGAGGTCACGGATCTGGTCCCCGTCAGTACCCTGGTGTATGTCTCAAACCGGAAATGGTGGGGATTCTGGGACCTGCAGATCCCCGGGGTAGACTTCTTCCCCCTGATGGCCTGGATGCCGTCAACCAGCACACGAGCGGGCGAGGGCATCCTTATCAATGGGGACCTCCTCACCATGAGTGATGATTTCAACCCCATTGATGCCGTAAATCCCGGGAGCGTGTTCGAATCTGGTGTGTTCGAACCTGGTGTGTTCACCGCGATCAGTGCCAGCGGAACCACGATCCCGTTCACCATCATCACCGGGCAGTATGATGGGGGATCCCCGCGTCGGAAATTCATGGGGGATCTGTGGTTGAACCATACCCCGATCTCCGTGGCCGAGAATGTTTCGATCTCATGGGCCGACGAGCAAAATTCGACCTACGGGACTGCGGTGGATATCGACGCCTCGGACGCCGAGAGCCGTATAAACCGCATGGGCAGCTTCCGGAAGCGCAACTTCAAGGTTGAAGGTGACTTGTCTGAACAGATTCGGATGGAGTCGCTTCAGGGTACCGTGCGGCAGGGGCAGAAATGACAGCCCTTAATACTCCTCCTTCGAAGGCAGGTTTGGTAGAGCCGTCGGGGCGCAACAGCTCCGTGTGGATCAATTGGTTCTACAACCTCTATGAGAAACTAAACGGCATTCTCACCGGGACCGGGGTGCCTGCGGTGTCGTGGGCTACCTACCTTGGGGCCATAGAGGGGGGCACGGGCACAACTACTCTTGGCGAATTGACGGGGCTCGATACCTCGCTATTCAATGAATTACTATTTGTGTACACGGACATTGCGG